TGAAATCTTTGGTGTGGCCAATGCTGAACTAGCAAAATATATTATTGATAACCTAGATTTTGATCAGCTAATATTAGAGTTTCATAATCCAGAGGAACCTAATAGTGGTTGGATTCATTGTTCGTATAAGAATGCTGAAGACAACAGAAAACAAGTATTAAGAGCATACAGAAATGATGATGGTAAGACGGTATATGAACCGTACGATCCCAGCTGAGCGTTTGAACGTCTTAATAATGACAAAAAAATAGAGCAAAACAAGATTATTGACTTGTATATGCAAAAAGGTATATAGTGAGAAATACTTTATTATTAATGATTGACTTTCAAGGCCAACCTGGTTTGCAAGATCAAAATTATATGAACAGCAGATATATTGCTTTATTGGACATTTTAAATAGAAGAAACATTGATAGAGAAAAGTGTATAATTGTTTATTTCGGTACAAAACTAGAAGATAAACAATTGATGTCAATGATTGAGTTTTCTAGGCTAGAAAAATGGCAATCATTCGATATTACAATTGAAACCAACGACGCTTATGATAATATAACAATTGATGAATTTTGTAAAATAATCAAAAAATATACTACATTTGAAATAGCACCTCATATAACAAATATCATAGTTGGTGGAACAGAAACATCAGGATGTGTATTTGATAATAAAAACGTAGGAGCCTTTCATTGGGCTTTAAGAGGTTATGATACATCAATATATTTACCATTGTGTTGTGATTTTTCATCATATGGTCTTACTTGGCTAGATAAACAAAAGGCAGGACTTAGTATAATATTTCAAACTATAAAAAATTCTGAAATGAGAAATACAATAATTAAAAATTTATCACTCACCTCAACTTTTGATGAACTAGGTAGAAAATTACCTTGGACCGACACTAAAATAACAGCATTGTAGCTTGACAATCTTGTAAATTGTGATATAATGAGTATATAATATTAAGTAATAGGAAGGTATATTATGGCGTTTAATTATGTAAAACTGAATGAAGAAAAACTACCTAGAAGTTTAGGTGTGAAAGGCAAGAGCCAAGATGGTATAAGATATTATACTATTGATGGCGTTAATATGCCTTCCGTTACCTCAATACTAGGACAGATACCTGAAAAACAAGTAGGTATACAGGCATGGAGAAATGCAGTTGGTGAAAAAATGGCTAACTATATTTCTACATCTGCTATCAATAGAGGTAAAGCAACCCATACATTAATAGAAAATCATTTAAAAAATGAAGATGACAAGTCGGCAGGTATAACTGCTGTTACACCTTTAGGTTTGTTTAGAATTATGAAACCTTATCTTGCTAGGCTCGATAACATACATTGTATAGAAGAATATTTGTATTCAAAAGAGATAAGTGTTGCAGGTCAAGTTGATTGTATTGCTGAATATAAAGGTAAACTATCTGTAGTTGATTTTAAAACCTCAACAAAAAGACGTGACGAAGATTATAATTATGCTAATTTTTTACAATGTTCAGCATATGCAAAAATGTTTGAAGAAATTTATCCTGACAAAAAAATAGAACAAACAGTAATTTTAGCTGCATGTGAAGATGGTTTTGTACAAGAATGGATACACGGTGAAGACAAGATAAAACAACACCAAGAGTTATTTTATAAACACACTAAAGACTTTTTTGACAGAAATAATATAAATAGTTAATAAAGAGTCAATAGTCGAATTAATTAAAAAGGTGATTTAGTATATCCTACTTGCGACCATAACAGCTAAAGGGAAATATGAAAAAGATTTTAATAGTTTTAAGTATATTATTTGCAACTGTAGTTTATGCCGAGCATGAAGAATTTAGTAATGAAGTTTATATGCAACAGGTACCTGCTTTATGTGGTACAGTAAATGCTATACAAACTTATGTCGATCACTATAAATTTAAACCATATCACTTAACACTAGGTAGAACAGGTATGGTAGAAGATGGTGAACCAGTTTATATGATAACTTATATGGTAAATGAAGATAATACACAATCAATTGCTGTATTAGATATACCAAGTGGACTTGAAAGATGTATTTTATTTCATACATTTGATTTAGTAGTGCCACAAATGAATTAAACGTTGAAGGTAAGAGAATGCCTGGAGAAGACGTGGCTGCAATGCCACCCACTCCACCATTTAAACAATGAAATTTAAGGGGTGGAACTAGGATCGATTCACAGTTAAAACTTACTGGAGTTTAATCGTTGACAACGTAAAGTCATCTTATAAATGCTAACAATTTAGCGATGGCAGCTTAATACTGCTAAACGGTTTGCCTGTACCGAGTAACAGAAACAGGCTTGACAAAATCATTCACAAATGATATAATAAATGTATGAATTTAATGAATAGTAAAAAGTTTGGTTTAATCATAGAAGATATGGTTAAGAAACAAAGAATACCTTATATGGATGCAGTTATCAAATACTGTGAAGATAATGATATTGACTTATCATCTGTAGGTCCACTTATAAACAAATCACTTAAAGAAAAAATAAAAGAAGAGGCACAAAAACTGAACATGGTTGAAAAATCAAGTACCGCAGTTTTACCTATATGAAGAAAAAGATATTATTAGTTAGTGGCGATAGTTATACAGAAAAAGACTATATATCTTTACAAAATCCTAAATTAGATTGCGATTGGCCCAAGTGGCCTGAAATACTTGCTAAAAAATTAGATATGGATTGTGTCAATTTAGCTATGAGCGGTGCAGGACAAGAATACATTTATAGTACAATAATTGATAAACTTCAGACAATTGAATCTTCAGATATAGGATTATGTATAGCAGCTTGGTCAACTGCTAACAGACGTGATTATGTAAGTAATAGAATATGGAGAACTCATATATATGGTGAAAATGAAAGACCAGCTTTATTTTTTAAAGAATATATAACAGATTTAATTGATAGATCGATAAGATATTTTTATACTTTTCAAAATATATGTGAATATTTAAAAATACCTTATAAACAATTTAGTATGTTACCTTTATTTCATGCTTATTATTGGCAAGAACTTATGAGGAGAAGAATAGAGGACTATCCTGATGATCCTGATAAACAAATACCTATAATGAATAAAAGACAACATTTAACAAATGATGAAAAAACATGGTTAAGTGAACGTGAAATAAAATGTACCAATCATATAATGAAAAGTCCATACTACAATATGATAAATCATAACTTTATAGGTTGGCCCACAGCTCAACGATTGAATGGCTATAATATGTCAAACAAAGTGTTATTTGACGAACATAGAATATCAGAATTAGATACACACCCTAACGCAAAAGGACAAGAAGCATTAGCAAAATTTATATATGAACAGTTATGAAGCTTATACATTATACTTGGCAATTAAACTACACTTTACTTCCGATAGTTATGATTTTTATAAACACAATGCTAAAGTTAACTCAACATTTAATACATTTTTAAAACGTAATGATAGATTTTTTTTTCATAAACTCACAACTAAATATAGTAAGGAAGAAATGTTAGATTATTTTGTATGTAATTTCTTTCACAATTCAAAAACTTGGATAGGGAATTTAGTTAGAGCAGATGGAGAAACAAATTATACAAAGTGGAAGAAGTTTAATCAAGCATTTACGTATAATTTTAGAAATGATTGCTTATTGGTCCGTAATATCATTGATGGTGATAGGATTTCTTTTGATGATGTGTTTCGTGTATCTAATGGCCAACATCCAAGATTGCTACGGTTACTTCTTTCTGAACAAATCGGAGTACAAACATTCATCATACTGGATAAAATTTTATCGTTTTGTAAAAATTGGGATAAAGAAATTGCTGAAACTATTATCTGGCCTGAAAAGTCATTTAAGATTACCAAGTTAAAACCATTTGTTAATTTCAATATAACAAAATGTAAATTTATTATGAAGGAGGTGTTTGTATGATACCAGAGTCAAACAAATATGGTGATAAAACAATTGATAGAATCTATCAAAACCTACACGGCACATTAGAATTAGTTTTAAAAGATGGTTCTACCTACGATGGTAAGATTGATAAGAAATCAATCAAACTATCAGACGGTTCTTTGGGCTATGTTTACAATGTAAAAAACAAATGGTTTGATAGAACTGGTATGCCTATAGATAAACCTGATAATTTAATAACAAGATGAAACGTGTATTTTTAATAGGTAATGGTGAAAGTAGAAAAGATTTAGATTTAAATCTCTTAAAGTCACATGGTAAATTATATGGTTGTAATGCCATATATAGAGATCATGCTGACTTAATAGATGTACTAACAGCAGTTGATGGTGGTATGATACATGAAGTATATCATTCAGGTGTTGCACAAAAGATACCATGTTATTTTAGAGCATGGACAAAAGTACCTACAATGTTATATCAAAGTATTGTAGAAGGTATGGCGTCAATACAAGACCTTGAAGATATAAAAGATTTTGATTTAATTAAATCAAATGAACAAGGTGAGTCACAAGAATTTGTTACACATGGTTCTACAATAGACGGTATTGTTACAATTCTTAAAAAGGCCAAAGAACAAGGTGGTGATAGAGAACGTATAAAAAAGAAAGTACATAATGCTCATGTTTATGTTTCATGGATAAAACAACCTGACAAATCTTATGACATAAGAGAATGTGAACCAGATGGTGTTGATGATGGTTGGGCATGTGGACCTACAACAGGTTACATTGCTTCTAAATTAGAAAAACCAGATGAGATTTATATGATAGGCCATGATCTAGTATCTGATACAAATACAGTTAACAATGTGTACAAAAGCACAGACAACTATGTTGCTTCAGAATTTGAACCAACTCCATCAGGTAATTGGGAGTTACAATGGAAAAGACTAATGGAGTTAAACCCTAAAATTAAGTTTTACAAAGTAAACAAAGAATTAAACGATAGTCCTACAAATCGTAAAATAGACGTATTTACAGCACAAGAGGACATCAATTTAGAATATATTAGTCAGGCACAGCTGCTTGACAGATTGAGTTAAATCTGTTATAATAAGATTATGTTTGATGAAATATTATATAAAATTTTAAACAGTTTTTCTACCTTTATGGAAAAGGTAAAAAAAGTTATTAATGATAAGAAAAAGAGATATAAATAATACTATACTTACATTAATACAAATACGTACAACAATATATACAAGGAGATACATACAATGTCAAGTGCATTAGAAGCCCTAAAGAAGTCAAAGTCAAACTTTGATACACTAACTAAACAGTTAGAAAACACAATCGAACAACCAGAAAAGAAAAACAAATACCAAGACGATAGGTTATGGAAACCCGAACTTGATAAATCAGGTAATGGTTATGCCGTGCTAAGATTTTTACCAGCAATTGAAGGTGAAGATATGCCATGGCAAAGAGTCTGGAATCATGCGTTTCAAGGACCAGGTGGTCAATGGTATATTGAAAACTCATTAACAACTTTAAACAAAAAAGATCCTGTTAGTGAAGAAAACACTAGATTGTGGAATACAGGCATAGAAGCCGATAAAGAAATTGCTAGAAAAAGAAAAAGAAAGTTATCTTACTATTCAAATATTCTAGTAGTATCAGACCCAAAACATCCTGAAAACGAAGGCAAAGTATTTTTATTCAAATTTGGTAAAAAGATATTTGATAAGATTACAGAAGCAATGAACCCAGCGTTTGAAGACGAGAAGGCTGTTAACCCATTTGATTTTTGGGAAGGTGCAAACTTTAAACTAAAAATCAGA